ACAAGTGAAGGATAGACTAAATGGATAATGTACAAACTAATGTAGAAGAAGTGCAGGATTTAACGCCTGAAGATACTGAGGTAGTTGCTGACCATGAAGAAGAAAAGATTAGTATTCGACAAGCTCTTTCTAAGCAATTTAAGAAAGAAGATGACGCAGTTGTTAGCGATGCGCCAGAACATAATAATCCTGAGACTGAAGAAGTTCAGGAGGAAGTTCAGGCGGTAGAACAACCGCAGGTTGAGCGCATCCCAGTAGTTCCACCAGCTGATATGAATAAAGCTGAGAAAGATGCGTTTCTCAATCCTACTCCTGCCAATGCTCATATCCTACAGCAGTATATGAATCGTCGAGCATACGAGCTTAGAAGCGACCATCAGCGCCATATGGTCGAGATTGAGCAGATGAAGGCACAAACGTCTCCTGTGCTTGAGACAATCAAACAGTATGAAGCTGATTATGCAAAGCAGGGTATTTCACTTGGTGATATAGCTAAACGCTCTATTGCCTGGGACCAAGCTATGAAAGCTGACCCAGTTCAAACAGCGTTAGAATGGTTGGACTCTTATGGTCTTAGTCTTGAGGATTTGACGCAGCAGCAACAGCAAGCGTTGCAGCAGGGATACCAACAGCCACAGCAAAACTACCTTACCAGAGAGGAGGCTGAACGTATAGCCGATGAGAAGTTCCAAGCATACCAACAGCAGCAACAAAAATCTGCCGTTGCCTACTATAATGAACGGGTTGTAGAATCCTTCATGTCGGCTAAACCTCTGTTTAGAGATCCAGAAACAGCTTCGCAGTTAGAGGCTGAAATGGCTCCAATCGTGAGTGCGCTAACAAGTACAGGTAAGTATGGCTCTCCTGAGGAGATACTAGAAACTGCCTATAACTATGTAGTAGCTGGCAACCCAACTTTTTCCAGTCTCAATCAAGCTATGACTGCAAAAGTGGTGATGGATCAAAAACAAGCGGTAGTCCAAAAGGCTAAATCCGCTTCTCGCTCAATCTCGGGCTCCGCAGGTAGTGGGACTCCGAGAGTAGTATCAAAAGATTTACGGGATAACTTGCGTCGCCGATTTGGTGGCGATTAGCGCAAGCCTAGTTGTCCTGTAAGTAAAACTTTAAGGACAACAAAATGGCAAATCTTGAGGAAGCAATCGTAGCGACCTTGTTTGACCAGTCTGATGCAATCGCTGATGAGGTACTTCACCACAATCCGCTTTTAAAGTCGCTGGATGATCAAGGTCTTATTCGTAAATTTTCTGGTGGATATGAACTCCGTAAGCCAATCATGTACAATGATGCGGCTGTAGGTGGATTCTACGCTGGATTTTCTTCTTTCAACCTCGATGCAATCGATGATGCAACTGCTTTTCGCTTCGCTATCAAGCAAGCATACGAGCCAGTAGCTATCAGCGGTCGTGATCGTCGTGCTAACCGTGATCAAGCTATGTTGCTTGATCTCGCTGAGATGAAGATGAAGGCTGCTATCAGCCGTCTGAAGAATACCGTATCTACATCGCTTCGTGGCGATGGAACTGGAAGCGGTGGACTTGAGTTTGACGGTATTAAAAAGGCAGTTTCAACTTCTCCATCGTCAGGAACTTATGGTCAGATCGACCGTACTAGCAACACTTGGGCTCGTAACCTTGCGGTAAACGTAACCCTCAGTGCTTCTAACATACAAGAACAAGTAACGGATGCAATTTCTCAAATCACTCGTGGTGATGAGACTCCTGACCTTGCACTTTGTGATCGTACTGCTTGGAAGTTCCTACACAGCTCTCTCACAGCTATTCAGCGTATTCAGCTTCCTGCAAAGAAAGCTACGGCTGGATTCCGTGCACTGAGCTATGACGGATGTGATTTCGTATTCGATGGTGGATACGGATCGTCAGTGCTTGAGACAAACTCTGTACGACTTCTCAATACTAAGTATTGGTCGTTTGACATGGTTCGTGGCGCAGACTTCAAGCCACTTGCTCCTGAGATGAATCGTCCTGTTGATCAGGATGCTTTCTTCACAGTGATCATTGTGGAAGGAAACCTCTGCTGTTCAGCTCCTGCACTTCAGGCTGTTATTTACGCTTAAAGAATAGGAGGAACAGAATATGTCAGGTTCAGGATCATTCGGAGTGAATTATAAGCGAACTTTTGATGCGACTACTGTACCTTCATTACCAGCTAAACTTGGTGATCAAGGACATTCGCCAGAAGGTCTATTTATTTTCTGTAAAGCTGCTGAAGCTCTTACTCAATACGATTTTGTATCGGTAAAAGATGACTTCACAGTAGTACAGATGGACAATACTGAGGCTGCTACTAAGGTTCGTAACTTTGGAGCAGTTCAGGTAGCTGCAAATACAAACGAATATGTTTGGGTTTGGGTTGGTGGAGTTGCTGGTGGTGGAAGTGGTAAGGGCATTAAAGGTCGTCTTATCAACTACACAGCAAAGTCATCAGTATACACGACTGCAACTGGTGGCGTCTGTGATGATGCTTCTGGTGGATCGTTTGTACTGCTTCCTGGTGTGATTGGGCTTACTACAGTTGGCGCAACTGCTGCTGCTGCTGAACTTCAATCCGTCAAAACTTTGTCGATTGACTAAGGTTAAAGCGGGGTAGAAATACCCCGCTTTTTTTCGAGGAATATATGCCAACAGTTACAAACCTTATTGGACTTGGTTTGCCACCCGAGCAAGCTGTACAGATTTGCGATGGAGTTAATTCTGCTGTCGTAAACGCTACTGCTGCTGGTGTTCGTACCAAGCAAGCAATCAACAACGTAAACGATACAACTCCTACAGCCGCAGAGCTGACTACCTCTTTTGGTACTCCTGCTGCTGTTGGTACTGGATTTGTAGGCGTAGTTAAAGATGCTGACACAGACACTAACTGCTTTGTTGTGGTTAGTAATGGTGTGTCTTTTTACTACCTCAAGTTTACAAAAGCTGTATAACTTATTGGGAAGGCTTGTTTAGCTTCCCAACTTTATTGATGATTTATGCCAGATTTTACACCTTCAAACCCAACTGCTCTTTTTTCAGCTCGTCGTGTTGCTGCTGTCACGCCTTCTGACTCCACTGACCTTACTGGCTGTAGAGCTTTGTGGGTTGGTGGCGCAGGTGTTGTAAGCCTGAAATGCGTCGATGATTCAGCGGCTGTTTCACTGACTGTACCAGCAGGAACACTTTTACCAGTGTTTGCAAAAAATGTTATGGCTGCAACAACTGCTACACTTATTGTGGCACTGTACTAAATTAGGATTTGCCATGCTTATAGGCGTTGGTGGTGTCGCTATTACGGTAGGACGAGGCAAAACAGCCTTTGATCCAAAAAGCATCACTGGACTTCTTTCATGGATTTCTGCTGATAACGGCATTAAAGATTCAGGCGGTAATTTAATTACGACCGATAATACTACGGTTTATACCGCTACTGATCGATCTACAAACAATAAGAATTTAGTTAACAGCGGTGGAACTGGTCCGAAGTGGCGAAGTGCAGCAAATGGCGTTAATGGACTACCAGCATTGCAATTCAACGGTACAACTGAGTTTTTAAACTTCGCAACAAATGTAACACCATTAGCCAATTTTACATATTTTATGGTGGCAAAGCCGACTCGGACGGGCACCTATGGCTTTGAGAATAGAGCGCAAGGATTGATCGTAGGTGGTACAGGATTGTCAATCGGAATGGTCACAACAAATGCGTATGTAGTTTGTCGAAATGCAGCAGGGACCGTTTTAGACTTTTTTGGCAATGCAACAATGACCAATCAATCTACAGTAACCGTCACTGTAGGAACAGGTGGAGGCAAACTGAGAGTCAATAAAACACAAGTTGCAAGCAATGCTAGCGCAACCGGATTTGGTTTAGGTTCTGCTGCGACAGAATATGTGGGTCGAGATCCAGGAACTTACTTTCAAGGCATGATTTGCGAAATTCTGATATATAATTCAATCTTGTCTACAGATAATGTGAGTTTGGTAGAAAACTATTTGTCTGCCAAATGGAACACATAGGATAAGAAACATGGCACAGATTGACTGGAACACTTTAATGAATGGACAGATGCAGCCTAAAAAAAGATTTCATGGCGCTAATGTTCGTTTTTTCAATGCATATAATGAAAATAAGGAGAAATCGCTTGTCGCTGGACGAGCAATTTTTGATGAGATTCCTTCTATCTCTATTCAATATCCAGGTGGTGATGAGACTGTTCGTAAAATTGAGCCACAAGACGTAGCTGATTACCCAGAGCTATATGCTGCATTTAAGGCTGGTAGTGAGGTTGTAGTAAGCGGAACGCCACTTGCTGAGTGGACATTGATGAACGGTTCTACGCTTCGTGAGTTGCAGCATCTTGGATTCAAGACTGTTGAGCAACTTGCAGAAGCTCATGATGAGATTAAGCGGCGTCTTGGACCAACTGGACGATTTATCAAGATGGCTAAGGATTGGTTGGAAGCAGCTAATTCGACTCAATTCAACGTAGTTGCTCTTAAACAGCAGCTTGAGCGTGAGCAAAAGAGAACAGCTAAATTAGAAGAACAGGTAGAGTTGTTACTGCAACGAGTAGAAGGTAACGAAGGCACTGACCTTCGTTCACATCGAAAGGAGGTGATCCGTTCTATCGAGGTTGATGAGTCGGTTGAAGAAGGTAGCCAAGATGAGTTTGAGGAAGAAGTAGTTCCTGAAGCTCCAAAGCGTAGAGGACGACCAAGAAAAGTATGAGTTTAGCAACCGCAGTTCAAAACGTAGCAAA